GAAGAACTGGAACTCTTACAGCTCCTGGAGCAAGAGGACAGGGAGCGTGTCGCGCCGAAGTTTGAAGAGTGGCGCAAGCCTTATGATGTAAAGGCGTGTTGCGGGGGGCGCGGAGCCGGGGCCAAAAGCCGTTCAATATCTTCTCTACTTGTCCAGAAACTTGAAGAAAAATCACTCCGCTGGTTCTGTGGTCGTGAGATCCAAAAATCACTTGAAGAGTCTAGTTATTCACTGATTATGGACCAGATCGACAGACTTGGGTACACGGGATGGGAAGGGGTTCCTTCAAACTCGAAAATAATCAACCATAAAAACGGATCATATTTCTATTTTGCCGGGGTAAAGGACGAACGAGCCGCAAAGAATCTCAAGGGACTGGAAGATTACGATGGGGCATGGATTGACGAAGCAGAGGGAGTTAAGACGGAAGTATGGGATATTTTGATCCCGTCGTTCCGAAAAGAGGGTTCAGAGATATGGGTCTCATTCAACAGGGAAAAAGAAGCAGATCCGTGCTACAAGATGTTTTTTATCTCTCCTCCTCCGAATACATTGACCATGACGCTTGAACCTGGAAAGGCTGACAACCCGTGGTTCCCTGATAAACTACTCCGAAAAATGAATCATGACTATCAGACACGGCCAGACATTGCAGAGCATATATGGGGAGGAAAGCCAAAGAAACAAGGATATAACTCTGTACTTTCCCGCGTAGCTGTCAGGGCAGCAATGAACAGGGTAATCAAGAATCCTGTAGGTCAGAAGGCGTGTGGTGTAGACGTTGCCAGGTTCGGAGATGATGACTCTACGGCATATCTCAGACACGGCATGAAAGTGATAAAACGGAACCGGTGGCATGGCCTCGACACTCAGACCCTTGCAAAAGAGATATGGGATTTCATCAGTAAAGATCCGTCCATCCAGATAAATATAGACGATACTGGTGTAGGTGGGGGTGTAACGGATCGGCTTAAGGAATTAGGCGCAAAGGTTAACCCCGTTAACTTCGGATCATCAGCCAATGATAAAGACAAATACGATGACATTGTTACCGAGATGTGGTTCGAGTTTCCTGTTGATGAGGCGGATATCCCGGACGATGATGAACTTATGGACGAATTGACGGAAAGATTGTACGATTATGACAAGCGCGAGATAAAAAAAGTTGAGAGCAAAAAGGACTTCAAGAAGCGGTTCGGGAAATCTCCTGACGATGCTGACGGCTTGCTGCTCTGTTTTATGACTCGTGCAAGTATCGGAATGTCCGATTACGCCCGCGCCGCAATGGCTGCCAGAAGGAGACGTTAATGTCTATATTTGACTGGTTTAAGAAAGTAGAAGCTGAAGATAATAAAACGAAAATTACACGGAGGTCCCCGGCTCCTGTAGATTGGACCGACTCGATGCAGGTTAATGCAGAGCTGACAAAGGGTCTGTACCATAACACCTACCCTGGGATTAAGCTAGGCGGGGCACTTGCCTATAACCCGATTGCTATTCCCGCAGCACTCATGGGGCTTCCGATCCCAAGAACAGAAGACGAACAGGCTCAGGTTATGCTTAACGAGATCGTCGACCTGATGACTGACGAGATGAAAGATATCCATGTGCAAAGCCACAGGGAAGGAATTATATGGATATGGCCGAAGTTCACCGCTGACGGGTTGATATGGGAGTTTATGCCAGATGCTTCGGTTACAGACATTATCCGTGATCTTTCCACAGGAAAAGTGATCAGAATCCAGACGAATGAGGATATTACCGTATCAACAGGATCGGGAAACACGATCACAGTTAACCGTAAGCGAATATTCACGAGATCAAGAGTCACGATAGAGTATTCCGGGCCTGTTCCGGCAGATATCAAAGGAGCCAGTTACAGGAACACATCGGGGATAATCCCGATTCCGTTCTCGAACAATGCAGACGGCGACGAGATCCGGGGGCACTCTGACTATGAGCGGTTTATTACGGATCTAAAGAGCTATCATGACATCGACCTTGCTGAGCAGACAGCATTGGCAAAATTCTCCTCGAAGATGATCCAGACTGTAAAGAACGTGGATGATTGGGCTTCGAATAACGGATATGGAACTGCGGCAAACATGTTTTCCACTATAGAGATCGGGAAGATCGATCTGATTATGAACATGTCTGATGAATCAACAGAGTTCATTTTCCCGGAGCGTATGACCGAATCTATGCAGAACAAGCTCAAGCAGATTTTTCACAAGATTGTTGAATCCTCTGGTATACCTGAGATAGCCTGGGGGCTTAAGACTCAGGGCAACCTTGCCTCAGTTGAAGAGAACATGGCAATGCTCATGAATTTTGTCAAGGACAAGCAGGATCAGAAAATTGATGCCTACAAGACTCTGTTCGAAGCATCACTTCGCTTGATGAATAAAGCCTACCTCGTGGGTACGGTTCCCAATGTTGAGATCACGTGGAACCGGCTTGATGGGCTTTCGGATAAAACGAAATCTGAGATCTTCGCATCGTTCTGTGATGGAATCTCAAAAGCTATCGGGGCAGCTGCTGTAACTACGAATCAACTATGGCGGCTATGGAAGATCAACTACCCGGATGCAACGGAAGAGGATTACACGGAGTTTGAAGCAGGAATAGCCAGGATGGTGGCACATACAGCTTCAACGAAATCCAACATCCTCGATGTGCTCGGGACAACCGGAGCAGTATGATAGCCGCTGAGTACCGGAAAGCCTATCTTGAGGCCAGGAACCTTGCCAACAAGATCACACTCCAGACTCAGAGGGAGCTACTCAAGGTTTTTAAAGAGGCGGCTGATCTCGCAGCTGAACAGGTCAAGATAACTGACGCGGACGGGCTATCCGATCTCACATCGATGTCGTGGAGGCAAATAGAGAACCAGCTTAAAGCCGGTGCGGATCTAATATCAAATGCCGTAGAGGAGCTGACTCCGAAAGCAATATCAGAAGCCTACGGGAATTACTTGAGTGTGGATGTTGACTACATTGGGGATACTATCAAAGCATCGGGGACCAGCGCAATCACGAAAACAGGTGTAAAGAACATTGGAGCGGGGGTCAATCTTCAACTTCTGGCTGTTCAGGCGAATCGAGTTTTTCAGGATGGTTACACATTCTCAGAGAGAATATGGAAGCTGTTTGATCCAGATTCAGGCCTCCCGATCGGGGTAAACGGGGACTACCAATACCGAATCAAGAACATCATTCTCTCAGGACAGGCTCAGGGTCGAGACAACATCAAGATTGCTCAGGATATCCAGACGTATGTAGCGAAGGGAAAGCAAGCCGTTTTTACTGAAGGGCGATACGGAAAACTGCTACCGGGGACACGGGAATATTACCGAAGGATCAGCAGGACAGTAGACTGGAGAGCACTACGAATTGTACGGTCGGAAATGCATGCTTCGCTGCAGCAAGCTGGAGTACTAGAAGGAACCGTTAACCCTGCGGCTACAAAAATGTACAATTGGGTCAAACAGTCGGGGAATCCGATTGATGTATCAGGTGCCAATACAGCAACGGGCCTCCGGTGCATTGACCTGGAAGCTGCCAGCCCGTACAAGCTTCAAGACGTCCCTTCGTACAACCATCCCCATTGCTCATGCAGCGTGATACCAATACTCATGGACCAGAGAGATTTTGTGAAAGAGCTGAAGAATTTCACGATAGGGGATGGGTCACGGCTTGACCAATGGTACCAGACCATATATAAAACGGCAAATCCTTGACATAAACACCTTAAGGGGGTAAAACTAAACTATGGGCAAAGCTCTAAAAAAGATAAATCTACGATCTTCGGACGAAATTCTCAAGTTAAATCCTGATGAAATCCCGACGCTTGTTCCTTCTTCAATTCTCTCACAATGGATGGAAGGGGATTCAGACCCATACTACAAGATCCAGAAAATTGACTATCCAATAATTGCAAATAGATATAACTATACCGAGGCGTTTTTTGATTCATTCGTGTCGAAGCTGAATAGCCGTCCTATACCTGGTAGTAAAGACGGGCATGAGACATCATGGGGTAAGCGTGGGAACACGGACATACTGCTTGTCGGTGCGAAGATGGATAAGAACGGTGATGGTACAGGTTCGGTTTATTTAAAGAACTATTTCCCACCTGCCGGGAATGAAACGCTGATCAAAGAGGCAAAGAGCGACATGATTGAATTTTCGCTCGTATCCTATACCAGAGACAGCATTGAAGAAAAACCGGATGGGTCGGTATCCTATAACGTGGTAGAGTCCATGTATGGGGAGCGCAACGACATTGTGGGATACGGCGAAGGCGCAATGGATCAGAAGACGAACGCCGTCTCCGATCAGGAGCTCATTTCCGCAAGCGTGACGAAAGCCAGGAGGCTTATCAACGCCGGGGATTATGATGCAACTTCATCCTGGTCGTTCAGCGCTGCTGACGGTAACGCGATTCTCGGGCCAAACGGTGATGATTGGCAGAACTATGGATCATGGCATCTTGTCAGGGATACGGCTTTTGATGACAACACGAAAGCGGGATTCAAATATCCCTACGGAAAAAATGACAAAGTTTATCGGTCTGCATTGAACGCTATAGCCCAGCGTGCGGCTCAGGCAGGACTTGATAACGTTTCACAGGCGGCTCAGTCTCTCAGAGACTTAATCGATAAAAAAGAAAATAAGGGAGTAACTATGGACAAAGAACAGGTTCTTAATGCGCTCACAACGCTCAAAGAAAATCTCGCTGTCACTCTCCCGGAAATAGCAAAACATCTTAACCTTTCGGAGCTCATCGTAACCGATGAGCAAAAAACCGCACTGGTGAAGATGAATGCTGTTAAGGCTCTCTGCGGAGACGCTGATCCGGTTGAGTTTATCAAAGGTATCCTTGAAGAAAGGAAACAAAACGCTGCTGCGGTTCGCGAAGCAAATATTGCGGAGCATTTCGGTGCGAAGCAGATCGACGGAAAAGAGAACAAGGTTCGCACCTACGTGGACTCGATCATCGGAACTGCCGAACTGACTGATGAGAAACTGAACGAGATCAAACAGAACTCGATTTTTCAGACCCTCGCAGCTGAACAGGCACAGTTCGACAGCGATTTCAACCGGATCGGGGCATCTGAGAAACAGAACGTTTCCTCTGGCCCCAAAGTCATGGACTTTTAAGGAGTAGCCGATGGCAACTGTATACATTGAAAAAGAATCGGTCGATCATATTGTATTGACCAATGACACCGGAGCTGCTCTGGCACAGTACGAACTCACCGTTATCGGTGGCCTCGTGCTTGTAGCTGACGAAGCCATTGCAAACGGAGCAACGGGTTCTTTCCACGTGGAAGAAAACCTTGTTCTCCAGGTGAATACTTTCGTGGCGGCTGAGGATACATTCGGAACGGCGAACGCCGATGTTTTCTGGAAACCGACAACCGGAGAATTCTCCGATACGTCGACGGCAGGGTACTACAAAGTTGGTATCGTGCAGGAAGTTAAAGATTCCAGTGGAGTCGTCAAAGTCCTGAAGGCTCGCAATGCGGTGGCAATTTAAAGGAGCAATTGATGGTACACATTTTTAACAAAAATACGCTCGCGGAACAGCGGGCAAAAGAAAACAGGATGGACATTGTCCGTATCTTCAAGGGCGGGGCTAAAGAGAACCTGGACTCTACCTCTTTCGATACTTTCGGAGAACCGATCCACGTAAAGAACAACGGCCTTTACACCGGGACCGCCGGAGAGCAGAAGCTCATGGAAGAGATCGAAGGTCTTCAGGTGCTCTGCAAGAACAACAAAGAGTATAAGCTTACCGAAGCTGATGTGAAGAAATTCAACGCGGCTCAGTATCCCGGCCAGACGGCTATCGAGGCGCTTATCGGTGCAATGTACATCGATATTACCCGCAGGGCGCAGGAAGCTGGAGATCTTACCGGTCTGATTGCGACTGAAGCCAATGATCCAAACTCAAGCCAGACTGTTAACGTCAACTATTTTTACAAGTATGTTGGTAAGATGGGAGTCATTGCCGGATCGAATGACTCCGTTCCACTGATTGAGCAGAAGCTCGGCGCGACGGACACTTTCACCCAAAGCATTTACGCACTCGGGTGGAAAGACACTCTCGCCAATATGCTGTTTAACAAAATCCATACGATTGCTAAAGTCAACCAGGCTGCCGCCGATGCAGATACTGATGCAAGAAACGCGGCTACTGTCGGAGCCATCGTTGGGGCTACTTATGTGGCTTCACAGACTCAGGCAGCTGACGCAACTTCTGGGGCCACATATGACGTGCTGATGTATAACACGATCAGGAAAGCCATTAAGAAGCTCCGAGGCCTCAAAGATCCACAGACCGGCAGAAAGATCAAGGCTTCGCAGATAGCTATACTGTGTAACTCTGCGGATACCTGGAGCCTTCAGCGGGTAATAGGTGGACAGCTTCAGACAGCCGGAACAAATGGAAACATTACCACGATCAACGCTCAGGCGCTGCCTATCGCTTCGCTAATTGAATACGATCAGGGAATCACTGACGGAATGACATGGGGTAAAGAAACTTTGTCCTTCC